CACTTGCTAAATCTTTTCCTGTACCAGCGGATATATCTAAAGCTAATTCAAGGGCATCCTGTGAAGTACTTAAATCTCCAGTAGCAGTCAATAATTTCTGAAATGCTGGTCTCAAATCATCATCGAGCACCTTGTAAGTCTGTTGCATCCGGCGGATAAATCCTTCGGTAGCAATAGTGGCAAAACCGTTGCCTGTATTTTCTAAAGTAATTGCTAAAGATTTGGCAGCCTTTTCATCAGCTGCAAAAGCCATAACTGCAGCCTTGCCAAAAGCCGTTATTTTTTTAACTGCAAAGGCAGCGGCAAAAGCTTTGGCTAGTTTATTGGTGCTTTTCTGAAATGAACTTAACTGCTTTTCGCCTTTAGCTAATGCCGTGCCGTTCCATTTAGCAACGGCGGCTACTACAATATTTGGCATTATTAGGCCGCCTTTACTGTAGGCATGGATGCCTGCGCATTAAATTTAGCAACGGCAATACGTATAGCCAGGTTTACGGCATGTGCTGCTCGGCCTTGATCCTCATGCCAAGCTCTATAAATTAAGCGGCCACGTTGATCTGTGTTGCCAAATCTAGGGTCATTACCACCGCCGCGTGAACCATATAGCGGCCCAAGCGGTGCTAAAAATTGTGATCGAGCATTAGGGTTAAGGCTGCGCGATGGCTTGCTAGCTGATGATAGACGGCCTGATGTTTCATAAATAGCGCCGCCTGCAGAAGTGTTAGCGATGTAATGCGTAACCTGAAATTTGCGCTTAAACTCTGCGCCCATGACTTCGCCTTTAGTGTTAGCGCCTTGTCGATAGATGATGCCTTTTGTTACCTCGGACTGGTCGTAATTTGGAAAGGCCCGGTACTTAGTCGTTGCAAAAGACTCAAATGATCCAGTCCAGCCGCTAAGCATTTCGCTATTACCTGGCGCTAATGCGCGAGACTTATCGCGTATAGGCATCATGGCATTTTTTATCTGTGTGTTCATTTGCTTAGCAAGATCGGGGTTAAATTTGCGCATGTCTTTAAGCGTGCTTTGTACGCCTGTTATGTTTACTGGCACGTTCACGCTCCTTCGCTCGATCGTTTAACACTTGCAGTACTGCTTTAAACATAACCTCATCCATAGCCAGGACTTGATCGGGGCTAATTCCCAACTCGATGGCTAAAGAAGCCACTAAGTAAGTAAATGAACCCCGATCTATCCTTTTGGGTTTTCATCCTCGAGTACCTCAACCGAGATAAGCGAGGAAAGAAAATCATCTCCAAATGGCGGGATTACTTCGGTACGCATTAGCGCATTGTGAGCCAGCCAGTACAGGTCGCTATTCTTTTCGTGCTCGCGTAGCTGCTTGTATAGGCCTTGCCCTGCGTACTTTTCAAACGCGACTTCAACCACCGGGGTAATGCTCACGATGCTTTCCCCAGTAGCCCTTACGATCTTTAGTCTTGCCATTGTTTGCCCCTTTAGTTAATTAAAATGGTGTTGTAATTGAATAAGCAACTGCAGATGTGCATGTGAAAGTCATAGATGAGCGTGCAAAATCCTCTGGCCCGCCAGTACCTACAGGTGTCAAATTGTTTACCAAAATTGACATTGTGTAAGTTGGATTTGTTGCACCAACAGCTGTGCCTTTTACAGGTATAACTATTGCAGTAACGCTTGTGCCGTATGCGGCTTGCAAGGTTGCCTGGACTTTTGCAGCTGCCCAGTCATTTAAGAAATCCACAGTTAGTGTTGAGGCTTCCAATCCACGACTAAATTGATGAGACTGCGCCCCCATACTTGTGGTTTCTACTTCGTCAAATGTCTGCGTAAGAGTAATGCTCGTTACGTACTCGCTAAGGTCTACGGTGGCAATTTTCAGGCCAACGTTATTATCTAGATAAATTGCCACGTCTTATTCCTCATCCTTCTTAGTAGTTTTGCCCGGAATTGGCAGACCAAGTTTTTTTAATACTTCGATGTCTGCCTCGGTTATCTGTTGATCTGCCATTTTTAGCTCCAAGTGGTTAGTACGGTTATTGATAGGTCTGCCATAAGCAGGCTCCCACTTTCAGCGTTTAGTACTGTAGGCGCTGAAATTTGGGTAACGCTAAATACGATCGCGCTATTTGCTAGCTTGTTAAATACGGCGATCATTGTTTCCTCGATGCTTTGAAATGAACCCTGGTTATCAAATGCAGGCACCGTCATAGTTATTTTAAAATTTGCTTGTGGCCGAATAGCCACCTGGTTAAAATGTCCGTTAGCAGGCACGATGTAAGGGTCTCCCGCTGAGACAATAACGCTGTTAGCCAAAATAGTTGCGGGCGGGTAACTAAAAGTTTGCCAGACTCCGGGATTATTTATGGCGCTTGCAATAGTGCTACGCAGGGTTGTAATGGCAGCGGTCATAATCAGCCCACCATTGATGCGGGCGATAAATAAGGGGATAGCAAGCCTCTAATTTTGCCGATCATTGTGTTACCCATGCGGTAAGGGCTTGGCCCCATATCGACCGATACGCCGCCGCTCTGGCTGACTTGGCGGGCTTGCCAAATATCTACTGCCAAAATCATCGCTGCCTCGCGCACGCTGGCTGTAGTGGCGTATGAGGCTGTTTTAGTATCCTCGCCTGTAGCTGTGCCATAAGGCAGTACACGTCTAAAGTTTTGGTTTGCCGCTGTCTTGGCATATTGGATGAAGCTGTAGCCTGCAGGGTTTTGAAAGTATTGTAGCTGTAAATTAAAGGCTGGCAATATGTTGCCTGTGCCTGTACTAAATGGAATTGTGCCTGTGACTGTATATGTGCCGTTAAATGTTGAACCAGCCCCGGCGATCGTTACAGACTCGGAAGTAGTAAAGATGCCAGGGTTGGCCAGCATTACGGTAGCCACGTTACTTACTAACGCAGTTCCCACTACCGCAGCGCTATCGAACCATAGAAAACTATTGATTTGATCCTGGGCCGCCTGGCAGCACGTTTCGACATCGCTGTCTGAGTACAAGGTGCCAATGCCTAAATTTGCACGTAACTCAGCGACCGTTACATACGTTGCAGGCATTTTGTACTCCTTTTGTGTTATGGGGTCGGTGGGGTCAAGGGCTTAGACCCCACCGACTTCTAGGGATTTAGTTTAGGTTAAACTTAACGATACCGTTAGGCATCTTGGCAATAGTTGCCATGTAACCGTAGATCGCTACCTGTACCTGTAGGTTTGAAACTACGTTTACAGACATGTAATTTGTCGCGCTGCGGTAAACAGTAAATGCCTCAGGTGCAAGAATTACAGCTGAGTCATCGATGGTTGTAGTGGCTGCGAAGTTCTTATCGACATAAAGATCGAGTCCGAGTACGTTGCCGCGAATTGAACCAGGCTGTACTGCGCCGCCTGCGTTCATTGGTTGTGATGCTGAGTAAATTGGGCGGCCTGTGCTATCTGTAGACCCCATGAGTAGTTGCCATTGTGATCCGTTGGCGATGTAGTTATTTGCAAAAAATCCTGTGGCTTCGTAAACCTTACGAGCCGCATCGCTAGCAAATTCGATTACGCCGTCAGATGATGCATCGCAACCTGATGAATACTGACCAGCTGCAACTAGGGCAGCAAGTACTGTTGTATCTAGTCGTGTTAGGTATGCATTTTGTAGTTGTTGTGTAAGTTCAGCATAGAAGTTTGGATCAGAACGCTCTAGCAGTTCAACGCTTAGTGTGTTCATACCTGAGTACTTAGAAACTGTACCTGTGAGGTAAGCAGTTTCCATACCGACATTTGCTACGGCTCCAGCTTCGGCTTCAACAGTAACGCTTGGTGCAACGCCTGTACCGCCGCCTGCAGATGTAACCAATGAAGGCACGTTAATTGTCATGCCGCTTGTAGGTAGAACACCCTGTGAACACGCATCAATGGCAGGTGTGCCAAAACGTGTGTTAGTTGGGAATTCTGAAAGGTACTGTGTTGGATTAAATGCCGGGTTAGTTGCAAAACTATCATCGGCTGCAGTTACGTAAAGACGTGACTCGTCATTACCTAGTGCGGCTTTAATCTTGTGCTCGGTGTATGCGCCCATTGAAGTAATAGGTGTGCGTACTGTCTGGCTGTTTAGTGCTGACGGAAGGATAATTTTACGAGCTGCTTCTACTACTGGCGTAGCCGCTTCCTCTGCCTTATCCTCGCTTGGATTTTCGGGGGCTGTGGTCACAGCGGCCTCGCTTTCTGTTTCGGTCTCGGTTTCGGTTGTTGTGCTTTCGATATGTGTAACTGTGGTGCTTACTTTCGTAGATGTAGATGCTTCTACTTCTACCAATTCTGCTTGCGCAGAAATACTTTGCACGGCTGCCGACTGGAAGGCGGCCGACTCTACGAGACTTACCTCGCGTAGATTTGCAGCCGTGACCAAGAGGTAGCCGTCTTTTGGCTCTGAGGCTGTAACTTCAACCCCAACGGATAGGCCATCCATCAGCTGTTCTTGGGCTAGCAAAATTGCATCGCTACCGGCGGTGCTACGGCTTACAGAAAATGAGGCATACATACCTTGATCGTCTGCGCTGTACGTACGCATGCGCCCTACGACTTTTGAATTATCGTGAGACATAAGCAATTTGACCTTATTGGCATCTGCAATTTTAATACTGCCATTTTTAAATACAACCTTGCCTGCAGATGTGTAGCCGACTTCACCGTATGGCGCGATCTTGCCGCTAATTGTGCGCCCTGCTTCATCGGCTGCAGTAATGCTTGCACTAAATGTTAATATCATTTACTTCTCCGTTACCGTAGGGTGTCATGCTTTCCATTTCGCGTGCTGTTTCGATGTCAATAAGTTCCAGTTGTAGCATCTTTTCAATAGCGCTAAGTCTTGCCATTGTGTCTGCACGTAAAAATGTTTCATCAACGTTGAATTTAACAATGTTGCCATGCGCAGTAATGTCATCCATGCTTAGACGTTCCTCGACTGCACAAATGTAAGGCTGCAGGGAATACGCGACATACTCTTTACGGCTGTCCAAGACGTTTTGATACGTCATGCTGTTATTCATATCGCTGCTTACCATAAACGCCGGAACGTTCATTAAGCGTGCGATTTCCGTAGATAAATACTGGCTGCTTTCGTTGTAGGTCATTTCTTTAGGGCTAAAACCTACTGTTTGATAATCTAAAGTTGAGGTTAAATATGCAGTACTGCGATTTTGTCTAGCGGATTTGAAAGCAGCTAATAAACCTTGCACTTGTGCCTCAGGCAAATCCGCACCCTGGTTTCGGATGATCCCGGTGGGCATCGGTGTAGCTGCAGATATTGCAGCAGCCTTTTGCACATCGAGCGCTGCCTGAATTGTGCGGCCGCCTGTCTCTAACACTCCAGGCAATAGCGACTGAAATGTAACAAGTGAACCAATGCCAGACATCGGCAAAACTTTTCCATCGACTGCATACTGCGCAACTTCGTAACCTGTTGCATCTGTTGTAACTGTTACGCGAGTATTTGCGATCCACTCAAAACCTGATGGGCGGCCATCATCTGCATACAAGGATGTTACGCGCCAGTAAGCAACGCCGTAGAAAATTAAACTATCAACTGTGTAAGCAAGTGTGACTGCACGCGGTTGGCGTATGTCTGGTTGATCTAGCCATAACGGTGACTGCAACTGCTCGCCTGTAGATTTTTTATATAATGCTAAAGGTAGATAACTAATTACACCGCAAACTAAATTACGACACCGCGATACGGTTGCAACCTGCAGCGCTGTCGTGCGGTTCATTACCCCGGCACCGTAACCATTATTAAATAAGCCGCCGTATGAATACTGACCAGCGCCGTAGTAATCGTTCATTATGGCAGGGGCTAGCTGTGCATCTACCTGCACTTTATCTTTACCGCGGATGCCTATAGCCTGTAGTAATCCCATGAGCAGATTTTCTCAAAATGTCAAGCATATTCATGGAAAGGCGCGCCACGCTTAAATGTAGATTTTAGCCTCACTAATTGGCTTGGATAAGTGCATTACGGCCATAGCCATGCTGATGGGCGCGGCCACGCTGCCCTGTGATTTTTTGCGCACGATACGCCATCCGTGCTCTTTGCTGGAGCTAGCCACGTTATTCATCTGCTCATCAAGCTCTGGCTGGCCGCCATGCACCACGCGTTTATTATCGATGGCATCTTTAAAAGTCGAGCACGCGGTATAAAACTGAGCACCGATACAAGGCTCTAGTTTTAAGCCGCTATTTACAAGCCGCTCGGCTATGGCAAAAGTGGTGTACGAGTCATGCAGGATTAATTTAGGGTGCCACTTATCGGCCAATTCTTTTATATCCACGGCTATCTGTAGCTCGTTTACAGCCACAAGACTTTCCCAGGTTTTAGCAAGTGCCAGGCCTATGCGACCATCGGGTAGCAAACTAGCTGCAATAAGTGAAGCGGATCGGCGCGTGTGCGGGTCTACGTCAAATGCAAACATCGTAACCATGCCCGGTGACATGACCATATCCGTATCGGCCAAATCTTCCCACGATCCAGGTGTCCAGGGGCTAGTCATGCCAGTATTTACAAATTGGCACAAGGTCTCGGTACGTGCTGCCATGATCGTGCTAGTTGCGATGGTCTCCTCGATCGACTCCTCGCTAATAAGCAGACCCAGACTAGGGTTAGCCTGCGCCCATGCCTGGCGATCCCAGATGTCGCAGTTTTCATCCGCGCTGTACTCGTAAAACCCTAGCGACTTAGGTGGCTTGGCCATCGAGCGCTCGCGCATGTGTATCAGCACATCGCTATCAGCTGCGCCAGCATTTGAAGTATAAAATCGCTGCGAGTTAGGCCGTGTCAGCGTGGTTGATTTACTAGCATCCATCGCGGCCTCATTGACCTCACGCAGCTCATCGATCCATAACATATCGGCGGTCAAGCCGCGGCTGGAGTCAGAATTTGCTGCGACTACTTCGAGCACCGCGCCATTTTCTAGGATCAGGCGCTCCTTGCCGTTGCTCTTACGGTAGGCGTTCTCGATCTTGCCATCTTTAACCTGCGCTAATAAAAATGGGTTACGTGCCACGATGTCTGCGATGATCTCCAACGAGCGCTCGGCCATGCGCCGCTGGCTGGACATCATCAAGATATTGCGCTCATCGAAACAAAACAGACCAGCTAGTACACGCATCCGTAGCATGTGCGATTTACCCGACTGCCGGGCGCAGATGAACAGGCTGGACTTCTTGATGAACTTGCCTGCATCATCGATGGAGCACATATCGTCAAGAATTATGCGCTGCCAGGGCAAAAGGGGCTGCCCAATTTTTTCGGCAAGCTCAGCGATCTCGTTGCCGCGGGTTTTGGTCTTTAGCCAGGGCGTGTGAAGCCGTGGGTAAATAGCCCCCATCAGCGGCGGTGGACTCTGTACCAATACTGGCTTCATCTGGCTAACTTTCCTTCGTCATCGGGCCTGTATGAACCTTAGATACCGTCTCAGGGGAGATACGGAAAGG